GGTGTTGTTGTGTGTTGGTTGCGGCGTGTTGGTCACGCCAGCCTCGCCTTTAGCGTTGGTGCTATCGGTCGAAATCTTGTCTTCGGTCTCGGTGAGTTCTTGCTCTTGGTCCAACTGGACAGCAAGAGCGGTGAACCAATCGCGTCCAGCCGCACCACCCCAAAGGTTGGCGGCAACATCAGCGGGAGTGTTAGGCTCGGCTTCAAGAAAGCGTTCGTTTCTAGCCCACCAAGCGACAGCCTTCTTGATCTTCTGCGGACTCGGCTCTTCACCTTTAACAAGGTTTCGAGCGTCAATGACGGTGGCTTCCTCAAGACCATCACCACCGAGACCCTCCTCGTACTGCTGAATACCGCGCTGGAGGTTGTTTTTGACTGTAGGAGGAGCCGTCTTAGTCACGGCTCGCGGATGCCATTTAGCAGCCATCGCAAGTTGTTTGACTGGTTTGTCGCAAAGACCGAACATCATCGCTTCCTCAGTCGTAAACCAAGTCTCAGCCTTCATCGCAGCGCGAATGGACTCGGGAGGCTTGCCGGTTTTCTTGGCGTATACTCCAACAAGCACCTCGGCGTGTTGATCAAGAGCGTCAGCCATCTTCCGCATATCCTCGGAAGTGCCAGAAGCCATTCCTGACGGATCGTGAATCATCATCAGAGCGGCATCTGCCATCTCGACGCGATCACCGGCAAGAGCAATGATGGAAGCAATTGAAGCCGCAATTCCGACAACCCGAGTGGTCACCGGAGCTTTGCGACCGCGAAGCTGGTTATAGATGCTGAGACCGTCCCAGACGTTGCCGCCGGGAGAGTTGATCTCAACCAAGAGCGGACCATTGCCACACTCAATCAGAACATCTGAGAACTGTTTTGCAGACAGACCGCTTCCACCATACCAGTCCTCACCAATCTGGTCGAAGATCTGAATGGTTGAAGTCTCACCGGCGGAATTTGCCGGTGCGTAAAAGAGCCAGTCTGACTTTTTGGTGAAGCTCATTCGGTTTTCTTGGCTCGCGGCTTACGTTGCTTTTTGACTGAGGCAGTCACTTCGCTTTGTTCTACGACAAGCGGTTGTGATCCACCTTCAGACGGAGCAACTGGCGCCGGAGATTCAGAAGAATCATCTTCAATGTCAATAGCAGGTGTAGCACTAGCCGCAGGACGCTCTTTCTGAATCACCGAAATTTCGGATATATCAACTCCGTATTTGTCAGCGAGTTGACGCACAAACAAAGCTTGTTGGGCCTTAGCCTCAAGAGCAGAACGCCAATCAAGCCCACGCGCACCGTAGACTTCATCGTAAGTCACAACACCGGCCTCAAGCTCCGCAAGTTGAGCAGCAGAGTTGCGGCCAACGTCAACATTTGGCGAGCGCGGAGCAGTAATGGAAACTTCGTACCAGTCAGACGGAGCGTCATTCAGAGTTGGATCGCTCTTGATCGCATACTCCATGACGTACTCGTAAATACGACGAGCAGCAGAAGCCATCACTTGATGACGCGAGCGGAACCAGACAGCGGACATATCTAACGCACCGCGATAGACCGTTCCCTGCATGGACTCTGGATAAACAAGAACGTAAGGAATACCAACACCAGCGCACACTTTCTCGGTCAATTGACGCCAATATTCCCGCATATTGACACCGGGACGCTCGGTTGCGAACTGCTCGAAAGAATCGCCGTTCTTGAGAACTTTAACTGAAGAACCAAACACCTGCTCGTAATACGTTTCCGCAGTGTTAGGCGTGACATTCGCTCCAATTCCAGCGCGGAGACTAGAAGCTTGGATCTCACCGCTTACGGTCTTGACGATCTGAGCGACGGAAGCACCGAGCTTACAGGCTTCCATTTCGAGCTTCTGGAGGTCGTCGAGGTCGTGCAAGTCATTGATGACCGCAGAGACAAATGGGAGACCGCGAAGTTGGGCTGGCCGGTTAGGCTCGTAAATGTGAACAACCGAATCCGCAGGAATGGAGCGAACATCGACGAGGTTTCCTTGGGTTTTCTCGGAACCGATGAAATAAGCAACAGCACGTCCCGTCTTTGGGTCAAACCGGATACCGTCAAACACGGTCAGTTCAGACTCCATACCAACCGGAGTTGCGATGGATTGAGCCTCAATCAACTGCAAGCGCGGCTTTCCGCTTTCTCCACGGGTAAGCAGAATGAAGCTTTCCCCATCATAGAACCACCCACGGGCAGCTTGACCCATGAGCGTCGAGAACGACTGACGGCTTCCGATGTCTGGATATCTGCACCAAATATCAAACCACTTCTTAGCCTTAAGATTCCAAGCAGGATCAGAAGAAGCGGGTTGAACAGAGAACGAAGAGCCAACTGTGTATGACTCAAACAGGTCTCCCAACCTGTTCATTATCGCGTTATTCTGTTCAAAGAAACGCGATTTACGGACAATGGCTTGTCGGGTAGAACTGGTAACGTCGAAACGAGCAGAGGTGTAAGACGTGTCCAGATACGAGCGACGCAAAGACTGGCTTGCTCCTTCGTATTTGTTAGCAGGAGCAGCAAAGAGCTTCTCTCGGATGGTAGCTAGGATTCCCATTTAAGACATCCTGACGGTTGGCTCTCTGCGGAATTGAGTGAAATCTCCGTAGTAACGAGTGGTCGCAATCAAGATTGCGCCAAGCATCTTGTTGTAGATCTGGAGATCAGTCGGGCTGGTGATTCCATCGCCAGACAGCAAAGTCACAGCGTAATCGTAATCACCCAACAGAGACTCCCACATTTCCAGCATCTCAATCGGAGCAGCCGTCCCCTTACCGGGTTCAGCGAACTCAACTGAAACGTCGCTGCTAGAGGTCTGTCTAACAATCTGACCAGACTCTTGCGAGTTAGCCGATACCGTCAACTTAGCGGTCAACGCTTCCAGCAGCGTCAAAGAGCCTCTGCTCGCGTATGTGGTACGCAAGTAAGCTCGCTTAGTCGCTACTGTGTATGTGAACACTTGCGCGGACTATCCACAGAGCAGCTGGTCTGTCAACCACCAGATATTTCGGCGGTACTGGACGCTAGATCATTCCACAACATCACCATTGCCAATTGCATCAACTCGCAGTCGTGCAAGTGATCGGGCCAGCGCGTGTTTCGCTTGAACCAGAGATGTTTGATTCGACCCGCTCTGTTAGCCGTTGGCTTGAGAATGTGAGAATCCAAATGCTTCCAGTATGTGTCAGAATCAGCCGCAAATGCGCCTTCAGCCTCTAGCGGTGCTGGTAGGCTACAGACAGTCCATTGGTTAGAATCAGAGCCTTTGCGGAGCCGCTGAAGCACTTCCCGCATATGCTCAGTGTCAAAGACAAGCAGAGGCTGCACCGCATCGGTTCGCATTGAGGTTGATGTCGTGATGCCGAACGGATGGATTGCTCCCGTCTTGCTGGTGAATCTTGCTCCAGTCTCTCGACCTTTCATCGGGAGCCATCCGATCAACATCGGCTTTCGGAGTCCTCCCTCTGGTGGATACCGGAGGCCGCACGGGTAGGTTATCGGGTTGCTGCTTATTAAAGAGAAACCGCCACAAGCGTCGTAAACGGCTTGCGTATTAAATCCAGAATCAACTCCAACATCCATGTCATGCACGTTGTATTGCAGTTGAACCCGTCGAAGAGCGGCAAAGTCGTCAGCATGACCGGCAGCAACCAAGCGCGAGTTACCTTTACTCCACTCTCGACAAACCCACCAGATGAACGGAGCAGCGGCTTGAACGTCAGCGGTGAGATACCTTCGGGCTTCTGGTAGGCCAGAGTCAGAGACGACTTCAACCCTCTCTTGCTGGCTCTCTTGGTTCTCCCATGGTTCCGCTAGCATACCGTTGATGAATCCCTGCAATCCCATCATCGAAGCTTTGGCTTCCAAGAACGAGACTGCCAGATGTCCCCAAGTGCATTTGCGATCCGGTGAATAGAGACTCGACAGGTGGTAAGATCGAACACTTGGGAGGCTCGCTTGATTCTCAGAAATCCATTTTCCGTTGCGTAACCCTGCGACTTTTTGGCTGTCAGATATCTTTCCCTGACAAAGTTGGCAGACGTAATGAGCCGATGACCGGATCTTCTGCCAGTCGGGTCGTCCGTCCTCAGTCTTGGCGTTGTCCCAAGTCACTTGTCGCCACTCCAGCTTGATGTACTCGGAGCAATGCGGACATGGGATGTAATACCGTCGCTGGTCTCCTCGTAGGAACCTCTGCCAGATACGCCCCTCCGAGGTTGTCGGAGTGCTGGTGAAGAACGCTTTGGAACTGCTGAACGCTTTGAGTCGTTGCTCTGCGAGGTCCAATGCATCGGCTTCTTTGGCGGTGGCTTCAGCGAACTTGTCCACCTCGTCAGCGACCAAGATTCTAACGGGACGAGACGCCAGATTTGCCGGTGAGTTGGACCCCACAAAGGTCAACGTGCAGCGGTCAAATTGCTGCTCCAGATTCGTCATTTGGTCTTTGTCCGCAGGGAATCGCTTCACCAGCGCGGGGCAGTCTTCAAGCATTGGGAGCCACCGAGACTTGCTGAAGCTGCGAGCCAGATTCTCACTTGGCATCAACCACAGAGCGGGACTCGGTTCAGTGTCAATAGCCCATGCAAGACCAGCCATGAGCGTTGTTGTCTTACTGGTTTGAGATCCCCAACACAACGTGACCTCAGACACTGACGGATCTTTCCAGCATTCCAACGGTTCGCGGCAATAGGGTCTCACTGCCGTTGAGAATGGGCCGGGATGCTCAGTCTGCCGTTGAGTCAACGTGAGGTTTGACTCTGACCATTCCACAACAGTCTGACGCGGGGACGGACGGTAGATCTGACGACGGAACTCTAGTATTTCACGCTCAAGATCGCGCATTAGAAAAGCTCCGTTTGATTGTCAACGATGCGGTGCTTTCGAGCCTCACTCATGTTCAAGAATGCCATACGTTCCTCCACTCCATCCCATAGCTTGTTACGCAACTGCACGTTGCAGCCCCACGTTGCGTTCTCATTGAAGATCTCAACCATCAGCACCAGACCGTCAGGCTCCAAGTGCAGCACTCCCCAAAACGGCAACTTTGTGTGCTTGGTGATATCAAGCGCGGCTTGAAGCTTAGACCATGAGATCATCCATTCGTTGTTGTAGGTCGATTCCAGCTTTTCCAATCCGTAGTTGCGAGATTTGACCTCATAGATTCCGGTTATCGTGCCGCTGTTCTGGTTCCAAATAAACCCGTCGATGCGTGACGGTTTGTCGTCTGCAATCGGAAGGAATCTGAGAACCGTGTCACGCTCAATGGTTCGCAGCGCGATCTTGTTCTGACGGAGAGCCTCAAGCCCTTTTGGCTTCTGGCAGTTCAAGATTTCCATGGGTCTGTCTGGTGTAACGTTTTCAAGCATACATCCTGAACCCATCGCTCTAGCTCGTTCTCAGCGTGTTCTGGGTCATGTGGCGCAATTCGACCGGCAAGCTGCTTCGGCATACTCTTGAGCAACTGAGCGACAGCCCCGTCATGGTCCAGCATTGCCTTCTTGACCCAATCGCCAGAGACCAGCTTCCGTTCACGCTCTGCGAGGTCGAGAACGTCTTGACGGGCTGAGATCAAGTTCTTGGCTGCGGTTGAATGCACCGAGACCATGCGCCCAGCGTCCAGAGATCGCGCTCTGAGGCTTTCAACTGCTAGGCCATAAGCGGCGCGTTCGATCTCTTTCTGACGCTCATACGCTCCTTGTGGCGTGTCGTTAGCTACCTGCGAGCGGTCAACCTTCTCTTCGGCTTCCGGTGGTCGATACGGTCCATCCAAAGGTTCTGATCGAATATGGCTCGCTTCGATAGCCGCTTTGCGACGTTGGGCTGACGACCCACGCCAAGCGTCGGCGGCTTCCGCTGAGTCCAAAGGCATACCCTTTGAAACCAACTGAGAGACTCGACCTTTGGTCAGGCCAGAATGTTTGACGTACTCGCTTTGAGTCATCGCAGACTTTCGGGAAGATCTTCGGATTTCGCTTTCAGCAGGTCAGCCAAACCCTTTGAAATTGTGCGTCGAGCAGGGTTGTCATCGTCATGGGCATAGTGCGCGGCCACCAGATCGCAGGTTGTGCGATTTGCGCGGATCTGAGCGAGATGCCAACGCAATGTGTGATGCCCAAAATTCAGCATGACGTATTGTGCAGCGTTTGTCATAAAATGGCGTTTATAATACAATAGCGAGTTTGATCGCGGAGAGAGATCGGTCCCGCGCGATCACC